CCGACGCGAGCGTGATCTGGTTGACCGAGCGGCCGTCCATGTACCAGAGGGTCATCGGAGGCGACTTGCGCTGGCCGCGCGTCTGCGCTGGCGCGTCGAGGATCTGCAGGTACCAGCCCTGCGCCGAGAGCGTCGTGTCGATCTTCAGACCGGCCGCGTTGTTGACCTCAGCGATCTGCAACGCCGACAGCGTCACGCCCGGCTGGATCGCGCCGAAGTTGACGGCGGCGTTGATCGGATCCATGCACGCGGCACGGATCAGGGCATAGCCGGCCTGGTTGTACGGGACGCTCTTGACGCCGGTCAGCAGCTCCATCAGGGCCAGCTGCAGGGCGTTGTTCAGCCAGATCTGGTTGATGTAGCTGTCGAGCCACTTGAAGGCGCCCGACACGCTACCCGGGTACATGTACGCGAAGCCCTGGTTGGCCGTCGCGACCGCGCCGTAGAAGTTGTAGCCGTTGGCGATCAGGTTCGACGCCGTGGTGACGTCGGTCACGTCGGGGGTCAGGCCCGACTGAGCGCGGAAGGCGAAGTTGGTCCGGCCGTTGCGCTGGGTGAAGTCCACCGCGGCGACCGCGCCCGACTGGTAGGCGGCCTTGGAATAATCGACGCCGTAGATCGCGCAGGTGCCCGAGATGCTCGAGGCGGCCAGCAGCGCGCCCAAGCTCGTGGTAGCCGGAACGGTCGTGGTCGGGCTAGCGTCGGTGTCCCACGCGATGTAGGCGTAGCGGTTGCCCTGGCTGTTCGTCCAGTTGGAGAACGCGAGCTTCAGGGTGTTACCGCTGCCGTTGTCCGGATCGAAGGCCGTGAAGAACGTCGCCCAATCCTGGGTGATGGCGACGATGCTGGCCATGAACGTCGCCGGGACGGCGGTCACCGCGCCCTGCGACAGGACAGCGCCGTCGGCCTGGCGCAGGTTCAGCGGGTCAGCCAGCGAGCCCGTGCAGAACGTGACGGTCGACGAACCGCCCGTGGTGTTGCTGGTGAACACGAAGGCCGCGGCCACGCTGTCGTACGAAACGACGAAGTTCGGCGACGTGAAAGCGGCCTGGATGATTGTGGCCGCGTTCGAGAAGCTCGTGGCGCCCGAGAGCGTGATCGTGCCAGAGGTCTTGGCGACGCCGTCCGTGGTGATCGTCAGCGTGCCAGGCGTCAGCGCCTGCAACTGAGCCAGCGTCATGGACGCCAGCGACGCGCCGCGCAGATAGGCGGCCACGTTGGCGGTGTTGTACTGGGCGATCAGCAGCGCGCCAGGCTTGACGTTCGAGTTGTCGAAGCCGGCGAAGTAGATCGACGCCGCCGCCGCTTCCGTGCTCGACGCACCGTAGTAGGTCGAGACGGCCGCGGCAGACGGGAACGACAGCACCGAGCCGATCGGCGTGCGGGTGCCGCTCGTGAGCATCAGGCCGTTGAGGTCGAGTGCCGAGCCGCCGGCGCTGATGACGCCAGGGACGATCGACACGAAATAGCTGGCGGGGATGGACTTCGTCATGGACGCTCCGGATCAGGGTTTGGTGCGGGCGTGCCGCGACGGTCGGAAACGAAAAAGCCGCCCGAAGGCGGCTCTGTGCGGAGGGGTGATGGGTCAGGTCGGCGGGTAGGCCGCGTCGACCTCGACCACACCGATGGCGAGTTGGTCGGCGAACTGCTGAGGCACGGTCACGGCGATGTCGGCTTGCAAGACCACGTCGGTCGTCCAGCGCTGTTCGATCTGCACGCTCTCATTGAGGAACTTCATCTGCCGCGGCTCGCTAGTGTAGAGCGGGCTCACGTCGAACCCGTAGCCGGCGAACTGATCGCAGGCCCAGTCCGAGCGCAGCAGCGTTGCCAGCAGCTGCGCGTTGTCACCGGAAGCCGGGCCGAAGGTGTCAACCTGAACGGTCAACTGCGTGGCCTGGGTGTCCTGGCGGGTCTGCGTGGTGCCTGGGAAGTTGTCGGTGTAGGTCGTCTCGTTGGTCGCGAGCCGAGTGCGCAGGATCGGGGTCATCACTGCGTAGTTCGCGGCCTGCGGCGCGGGGACGCGGTTGTCCTGCGCCGTGACCACGTCGGTGCCCGTGGGCAGGATCGCAACGAGGAACGTCCCGAGCGCCTGCAGCACGCTGCTCTCGGTCAGGTTGAGGGTCGGCTGCGTCATGCGGGCTGTCGGCAGATCGCCGCCTTCGTCCAGCCGGCCGTGCGCTGCCAGTTCTCGGGCACGAGGATCACGAGCCAGACGGAGCCGTCAGGCAGGGTGATGAGGTCGCCGCCGGCGTTGTCCGGCCGGCTGACACCCTCGAGCAGCCCGTTCGCGTAGATCGAGAGCTTCTCGCCCTGGATGTTCAGCCCGTCGACCTGCGACAGCTCGGCCGAGGTCAGCGCCTGCACCTGGGCCTGGATGGTCGAAGTGGCGTAGGTGGGCGTGCGCGTGAAGTCGGCGTTCTTGGTGACCCCGTTCGGGTGCCTCAGGGTCACCGTCAAGAACGGATTGATCCGCGCGATCGCGCCGCTGACCATCTGGTGCAGGTTCACGACGGGTCGTCCACTTCGGAATTGATCGTGGCGATCAGCTGACCGGAGGCCTGCAGGGGCTTGTTGCCCTGACCCTTGGCGCGGCGCTGAGCCAGCGTGGCGGCGGACAACTCCTTGAAGTCGCCCTTGGCGATGGTCTTGACGATGTCGCCGACGGCCAGCATGCCGACGGCGCCCATCACCTGGTCGATGGTCATCTCTCCGCGGACAACCTTCTTGATGCCGGCCGCGACCTTCTTCGTCCACGTTGCCTGCTTGTCCTGCACCGTCGGGCGCATGAATGGGCGAGGCGGGATCGTGATGGCGTGGGCCTTCGTCTCAGCGAATTGGCCGCCATTCATGCGAGCCGCGTCGCGCTCGCCGCTGGTGAGGAATTCGGCCATGCCGTCGGCCTTGATCCGATAGGCCGTGCCGCCCGGGTGCTCGAACGTGCCGCCGAACTCCTGGACGGTCGCGATGTAGGCCACCGACGTGCCGTCCTCGTACTTGGCGCCAGGGAACCAGCCTACGCGGGCCTCGCGGGCCTTGAGGTCTTTGCTCAGGCCGTCGATCTTGGCCATCACCCGCGTCAGGTCGAGCGCCTTGGCCATCAGAAGCACCGACCGCCGATGAAGCCGCCGCCCGCCTGGCGGAACGATGCGCGCTCAAGGGAGCCACCGACCATCAGGCCGCCGGCGGACTTGACCAGCAGCAGCCCCCACAGCTGGACGCCGTAGGGCGTGGACGACAGCCAGTATTGCCAGCCGTTCGTAGTCGGCGGCGGCTGCATAGACAGCGACACGCTGCCCTCGGCCGCGCCGGTCAGCGGAGCCACCGAGGTCTGACCCGCGGCCAGCTGCGCCGTGATCTGCGTCAGGTGCCCGGTCATCAGGTTGAGCGCCAGTTGCAGCGCGTCGCCATTGAGCAGGCACCCGTCGTACTTGGTCATGATGACCGTGGCCGTCGTGAACGTCGAGGACAGCGCCGTCGGATCGCTCGAGGCGAGCGCCGGGCATGCCGCCTGGAAGGACGGCAGGTCAAAGACGTGGGCGGCCATAGGTCAGGCTCAGATGCGGTGGGCGTCGGCGGACTTCGGCACCTCGGTGGTGACGATGAAGCCGGGAAAGTCCGCCTCGACCTTCGGACTCGAGTTGTCCTTGCGGTTCATGTCCGCGACGGCCTTCTCGACGTCGATCGCCTTCTTCTGCACGGTGATGAAGCCGTTTTCCCGGTGCTGCTTGAAGACCGAGTTCTGCTCGAGGATCTCAAGCTGTTCGTCGGTGACAGTGGTCATGCGACCGAGCGGCGTCCAAATGTCCGATCCCGGCTTGGGACGCTGGGCCACGCCCGCGCCACCTTGGATGAACACCGAGCCGGCTTCGACCGGGGGAATGCCCTCGCCAGGGATGACCCAATGGACGTAGGTCATGTCGGTGGCCAGGGTGGAAAAGACGTAGTGGGAGCCGCTCATGTTCTGTTCTCGTTGGGAAATGAAAAAGGCCCCGCGGGGTTGCCGCGAGGCCTTCCGGGTCGGCGTGATGCCGAAGCTCAGGCGCCGGTGTAGCGCACGGTCGCGAACGGACGCTTGAGCAGCGTGCCGGCCGTGGCCATCGCGAAGTCCTCGACCACGCTCTTGGGCATCTGCTGGATGCCCAGGGCCATGAACTTGGCCGGCACCAGCTGGTCGAAGACGCGGCCGTTGTCGCTCGAGCCGTCATCGACGGTGTCCGCGCTCAGGTAGAACACGTTCGCGCCGCCGTTGGCCGCCGTCAGCTGGGGAGCGGACTCGACACGCATCAGCGGGTAGGTGTCGCGGATCCAGCCCAGGACGGACTGGTTGCCGTAGACCGCCGGGCGGGCGAGCGACTGGTAGATCGCCGTGGCCACCGACAGGGTCGTCGGCGTGGTGCCCGGGTTGATGAGGTCGCCGCTTTGGGTCTGCAGCTTGGCCGCGGCGGTGTTGATGTCCGCGCAGATTTCCGTGAACGTCTTGTTCGCCCACAGCGTGGACGAGCTCGCGCCGGCGGCCACGGTGATGTAGCTGGGCAGGTTCGGGTCGTTCAGGTAGCCGTACGTGCGGTTGGCGCCGTTGTTGTAGCCAAAGAAGCCGACCGTGTTGCGCTGCACCTCAAGGGACAGGCCCACGCTGTTGCGCTTCTCGCCGGCCGAGTCCACGCGCATGCGCGCGGCGCGGGCCGCCTCAAGCTTGAAGACCTCGAAGCCCTTCTCGAAGCGCACGACGGTGCGGCGCTCGAAGTTGACGTTCCACGACGCCAGCGAGACGTTCGTGGTGTCGCCGTAGGGCACGGCATTGCCGACGGGCTCCAGGACGCCCTGCACGACTTCCTCGTCTTCCCAGGCGCCGACCGTGGTCATGCCGATGAGGTTGTCGATCTTGCGCGCGGCCGTCTGGATGCGGACGAAGCCCGGGAGCCACGTCTGCAGGAACTGCACCGGCGTGGCGATGCTTGCCGTGCCGACGAGGCCCTGCTGGTCGTCCATCGCGTAGGCCTGGGCGGCCTGGGAGACGACGGCCGGCGACAGGTTGATGCCGATGCGCGACAGGGCCGCGAACTGCTCGACCTGGTCTTGCGTCATCTGCATCGGGCGGGCGCCCGGGGCCACGAAGCTGTGGACGGTGCTGAGTTGCTTGGTCATGTTCAAGCCCTCCTTAGTTGGTCAGGCGAATGGCCACGAGGCCCGCCGCCGAGGTGTAGGAACGCACGACGGCATTCGGGACGAACGCGTTGCCGCTGCCCGCGCCCGAGCCCGGGGCGACCGCGCCCAGCGCGCCGGTGGCGGTGGCGTAGACGACCAGGTCGCCGATGTTGGCGGCCGTGGTCAGGTTCACGACGATCGTGCCCATCTCCAGGAACTCGCCCTGCGCGTTGTCCGGCAGGGTCAGCGTCGGCACGAGGGTGCCGGCCGTGGTGCCGTTGGACGAGTAGGCCTTGGGGTTGACCAGGATGCCGCCGAAGACGGTCGAACCGTTGGTGATCGCGCCGCCGACGGTGCAGATGTCGGTGGTGTTGCTGCGCGTGTAGGCGTAGCCGATCACGTTGGGCGTACCCGACGAGTTCATGATCCGGCTGCTCGCGCGCTGCGGGCCGTCCTGGATCAGTTCACCGATCACGCCGAAGGCGTAGTTGGTGTTCACGGTGGATTGGAAAGCGCTCATGGCGTGTCCTCCTTACTTCTGGCTGATGTAGGCCGAGACGAAGTCGGCAGTGCCGGCGTCCATCGCGGTCGAGGTCTTGGCGACCTGGGTCTTGGTGGCAGCGCCAGCGGCCTTGAGGAAGCCGGCGAGCATCGCGGCCTCCTGGCCCTTGGGTGCTTCCAGGCCGAGCTTCTTGACGCCGTATGCGGCGACGTCGGCTTCGGTCATGTCCGAGTGGTCGAACGTGCCGACGTGGGCGGCCAGGCTCTTGGCCAGCGCGTCGCGGCGCTTGATCTCGCCGGTCACGCTCTTGAAGATCTCGGCGGCGTCCATGGCGTTCGGGCGCGCGGCGATGTCGTCGGCCTTGAGGTCGGAGTCCTTGCCCTCGGCCATCTTCTTGGCTTCTTCGGCGTCGGCCGCGGCCTTCTCGTCGGCCTTCTTCTTGGCTTCGGCCTCTTCGGCGTCGGCGGCTTCCTTGGCCTTCTTGGCGTCGTCTTCGTCGTCGGGATCGCCGGCTTCGTCCATCACGGCGCGGAGCGCGGTCAGGTGGGCCTTGCGTTCCGCCGGCGTGGCGGTCTTCAGGGTCTTGAGGGCTTCGTCCAGCGAATTGCTGGAGCCGCCCCCGGTTTGGTCAGCCATGGGTGGCTCCTTGTCGGTGGGGTTGGTGGTTGAGTGATCGAGCGAGTCCAGGACTGCCACGTCCGGCCCCATGCGTCCCGTGTGAACGAGCGCCAAGTGATTGCCGCGAATCGTCCGCTGCACGCAGTCGTACGCCTGGCCCTCGAAGGTGCCCGGCGTCCAGTCGTACCTGCAGCGGTAGCCACACGACAATTCCCGCTTCCCGGCTTCGATCAGGCCTGCCATGGATTGGGAGAGAACTTTCACGTTCGAGCGAACGCCACCGTGATCCCCAAGTGAGGGATCGAACGCGATCTGTTCGCCGGTGATACCTTGGATGCCCTTGCGCTCGGCCGGCATCAGGCCCATTTCCTCGGAGCCGAGCATCACGTGGTTGTCGATCCACGGCAGCAGGCGGAACGACGCCAACGTTTCTGGGCTGCTGAGCTCCTCGACGGGGCGAAGCACGCGGTAGAACTTTCCTGGCGTCTCTGCTTCCTTGCCGACTTGCTTGGCAGAGTAGGTGAACACGCCGACCATCGAGATCGGGTTGCCTGCGATCTCATACCAGCCGTTGGTGTCCATCTCGCGGGCGGACTTGTCCATGCCCGTGCCGTCGACCAGATCGCAAAGGTCGTCCATGCCGACGCCATCAAGCACAGCGGCGTCGACCGGCTCGTCGCGCTCCTGCGTCGCGGCCCAGGCCATCGCGACCTGCTCGGCCACCCGCGGGTGCAGCGGTTCGGGCAGCGCGTCGATCGGCGCCCACAGATAGCCGGTGTGCTCGTCGTTGAGCGCCGGACCGAAGACGTCGCCTTGGCACAGGAACAGCGCGAACGTGCCGTTGTTGTCCAGGAGGGTGAGCGCGCTCGGCGCGTGGCCGGTCTCTTCGACGGACTCGCGCGTCGCGGTCTGCTCGGGGGTCTCGCCCTCCTCGGTGCCGCCGGCGGGGAAGCCCCAGACGCTCGGGCTGCTCGAGGCGGTCGGAGCGCGCATCAGAAGCAGCACGCGGTCGCCCGTCAGATAGACGATGCCGGCAGCCGTGGCGGTCTGGATGGGTTCAGGGGTCATGGCTGCAACGCGGAAAGCCCGCGCGCGGCGGGCTGTGGGTCAATGGGCTGTGTCAGCCCTGGTCGGGCTCGTCGTCTTCGTCGTCGCCGAAGTCGAGGATCGGCCGCATGCGGCACCGGCATCCCGGCAGGTCGCCTGGCTTGCCGTAGACCGGCTGGCCGTACATCTCGCCGATGTAGGGCGGGTCGTCGAGGCTGCAAACCTTGCCGCTCAGCTGCTCGTGCAACTTGCGCGGCTCCTTAGCGCCGCCGGTGTGGATCCACTCGTACGTGCGCAGCCCCAGGTCGGTCATGCGCGAGGCGTTGACGTTGTTGTAGGCCTTGCGCACCTGGTCGTGGGCCACGAAGCGCGCGTGCTTGACGTTGCCTTGGTACTGCTTTTCGAGAAACGGCACGAGGTCGGCCATGCCGTTGCCCGTGGTGATCGAGCGCGACACCGCGCCCTGCACGTTCGTCAGGTACTTGGCCGGAATCAGCTTGATCAGGCTCGTCGCCTCCGCGGTGCCAGCTCGGATGATGTCCTGCGTTCGCGGCGAGAGTTTCGTGGCATCCAGGCGCACAGCGGCGCTCATCTGACGCAGGCTCAGCCCCAGCGTCACGCCGGAGTTCTTGGCGGTGCGGTCCATCATCCGCTGCGTGGCCTTCTTGGCCCAGCGGTTGAAGATCGGCTCGTACTTGTCCATCAGCGCGTTGAGCGCGACGCGCGCTTGCGTGCTGACGCCAGTCGGGACGTCCGCCGCGTCCATCGCCACCTCGGCTTCGATGCTGGGACGCTCGCCGGCGAACACGGCTTGCATGGCCTTCTTCGTCTCATCCGACATGCGCCGGATGAGCGTGAGGATCGCCGCCGCGTATTCCTGCTCAATCGCCGCGTTCGGCGTCAGCACCGACCCGCGCTGGGCGTCAAGACTCGGACGGCGGGTCTTGGGTGGGGTCATCGTCTTCCGGTTCGAGCTCGTCCGGCTCCGTCGGCGGTGTCAGCTCGAGCGCCGCATAGCCGCTGGCCGGGTCGCGCTTGAGGCGCTCCTGCTCGTTCTCGCTGGAGATCGCGCCGGACTGCACCAGCTGCGCGCCGGTCTGCGCCTTCTTGAGGTTCACGTCCGCCTGTTCGACGGCCGTCAGCGTGTCGAGCGGTCGCCATTCGACGGTCGTCTCGATGTTCTTGAGAGCCGGGATCTCCGAGCGCGCAACCAGCAGGTGATGGCGCTCGACGAACGGCGTCAGGTCGTGGGTCTGGATGCTCTCCAGCTCCTCGTGGTAGCTGTCCTCTTCGTAATCGCCGGTGGAGTTGAAGCCCTTCGGTACCGTGCCCAGTAGCTTGGTGGCGGGCATGTTGGCCTGCGCGGCGACGATCTGGTACTGCGTCATGATGACGTTGTCCAAATCGGCAAGGCTGGTGTCGAACTGCTCGTACTTGTCAGCGTTCAGGCCGCCCAGCTTCACTGCGTAGTTGTCGCGGAAGTTGACCCACTGCGCCATCCGCTCTGCACCCTCGTCGCCGGCCGCGGCGAACTGCGTCATGTCCGTGAGCCAGACGGTCGTGCGCTTGGTCTGAACCAGTTGCGGCGCCTCGTTGGCCGTGCGCTCGGCGCCGTAGACGCGCTCCATGATCCGCTGGGGCAGCGGGACGCCGCCGTACATGTACTGCGGCTTGAGCATGTCCGGCAGGTCGCCGTTGCGGAAGATGATCAGGTGCGACCGGTGGTATTTGGTGCCGTTGATGAGCCAGTACGTCGGCTCATAGAAGTGCATCGAGTCCGGCCGCGATGACGCAGCCAGGTCGAGCATCGGCGAGCACCAATACGGATCGACCTGGACGATGCCCTTGTACGAGTCAGGCGTCACCCCGTCCGGGTTGAACGGGTTCGAGTAGTAGTCAGGGTCGGTCGAGTCGACCTTGAACAGCGCGATGCGGATGCCGAAGATCCGGCCCATGCGGACGAACTGCTCGAGGTTCCAGTTGAGCCGCATCCTGCGATCGGCCTTGTGCAGCGCCTTGAGGGCCTCGGGGTCGATGTCGTCCCCGTCGACGTTAACGATGTCGAAGCCCTGACGGATCGCGTCGCGCGCCGGGACGGTGCAGGCCTTGTCGATCAGCCAGTGCTGCGCCAGGATCGCGGCCAGCTGGTAGCCGATGAACGTCTGCGAGGCGTACCACAGGGCCAACACCTCGGGCAGGTTCATCGCCTGCGCTTGGAGCTTCAGGGCAATGCCGCCGTTGCCGGCGTCGTCCATCGCGTGGTCGGCGGTCTCGAACCTCGGCAATTTGCTGCGGATGGTGTCGAGGATGCCGGCGACCTTCGCGCCAGCGGCGGCCGGCTTCATGCCGTCGAGGGCGTGGGTGCTCCAGAAGGATTCGGAGGGTGCGGCTTTGGCCGGCGCAGCAGCAGGCTTTGAACGCAACCAGTCGAACATAGGGCCTATCCGAAGAAAGAGCGGGCTGGGGCGATCAGCTGGGCGAAGGCTCGGGAGAAGCCGTCCACCTGGTCGTCGTAGGAGCCGTTGGGGAAGATGCGGAGCTCGTTGAGGAACGGCTCGTTCCAGCGATCGCCCTCGTCGTCGCGCACCATCAACACGTTGCCGACGTTGACCTGCGCGGCGGCCGGCTCGGCCCGGGTGACCTTGTCGCCCGTCTCGGGCGAGGAGTGCACCGTGTATCCGGCAAGCATGCGGGTCAGGTACAGAACCTGGGTCTTGCCGGCTTGGCCGGGGTCTTGCGGAATGCTCTGCTTGGTCAGGCGACCGTCGGCGACCGCCGTGCTCTTGAGCGTGGCGTCACGTTCGTCGGGACCGACTCGGATGCGCTTGACGTTGGCGATGACGAACCGGTTGTCGTCGGTCTTGCCGACCTTGACGCCGGCCGTCCAGTCGCCGTCTGTCGTGCTGGCGAAGTCCCAGCCGCGCGCCCAGGTGATGCGCCCGGACGGCAGCGCATCGACGATCTGGATGCGGTCCGGCTTGAACAGGCCGCCATCGGGCGGGGCCGGTCGCTGCCGGTACTGGCCGGCGAAGACGTAGGGCGACGCCATCTCCATGCGCTGGAGCTCTTCGGCGCTGTGCTTCTCGGGCCAGAGCGGCGTGTCGTCCTCGTTCCAGACCGGCAGGCAGAGGTGTTCCCACTGCTCGCCGTTGCCGCCCGCCAGCAGCCAGCCCGCGAGGTCTTCCTCGTGCAGGCGCTGCATGATGACGATGATCGGCGTGTCCGGCGAGTTCTTGCGCGACTCGAGCGTCGTGCGGAACCACTCGATGACGCTTGCCCGGATGACGTCGCTGCGCGCCTCGTCAGCCTTGTGCGGGTCGTCGATGACGATCGCACCGCCGAACCCCTCGCGGTGCTTGCCGGCGCCGAAGCCCGTGATGGTGCCGCCGGTGCCGGTTGCGTACATCACGCCGCCCTTGGTGGTCTTCCAGTGGTGCGCGGCCTCGCCGCTCAAAGCCACCTCCGGGAAGATCTCGGTGTAGGCCTCGTGCTGCACCAGCGCGCGGATGGTGGCGCTGTTGTTGACCGCCAGCTGGCTGCTGTAGCTCGTGTGGATGAACTCGGCGTCAGGAACCTGCCCGAAGCACCACGCGATCCAGTTGATTACCGCCAACTCCGTCTTGGAGTACCGGGGCGGGATGTTGATGATCAGGCGCTTGCACTCGCCGCGGTAGACGCGCATGAGCGCATCGCAGATCAGCTTGTGATGCCGGGCCCGCTGCCACGCGTAGCCCTTGCGCTGGAGGAACAGCCAGCGGCTGAAGAAGTAGTGATCGGCGCGCGCCAGCTCAGAGGCCGCGAATCGCTCCTGCGGCGAAAAGACTCGCACGCATCACACCTCGTCGGCCACTTGGCGGGCGATCTGCTGGAACTCCTCGAGCGTGACCGTGGTCGTCGTGGTGGCTTGCTCGATGGGCCCGCCGTTCTTGCCGGTAACCTCGCGGCGATTCGTGAACGCCCCGCCCGCCTCTTTGGCCGCCTGCTCGATGATTTGCGCAGCCAGCGCCGTGTTGCCCTGCCCTTCGACCTTGTTCAGGAGCCGGTTCAGCGAGCGCAGCCGATAGGCCTGGCTCGCGATGGGGATGGTGCTGACGTCTGCGAGGAACGCCTTGCGGGTTTCATCGAAGATCGCCCGAAGTTTCGCGGCCATGTTCCGGCCGGCGACCTTCGTCGGGTCGTATTCATGTACCCGTCGCCGGTCAACCTCAATGCCGAATTCGTTCCGGACGGCTTCGGCGACCTGCGTCGGGGTGTCATAGCACGCCAGCGCCTGCACGATGAAGAGCTTCTGCGGCTCCGTGAGTTTGGCCATGGCTGTTGTTTTCTGTCTGGTGCCAGTCCGGCTCAAGCCGCCTTCAGCAGGCAGGTACCGCAGGCTCCGGCCAATGAGACGCGGGAGACCTCGGGCGCCGTGCTGCCGGCCCGCACCAATCTGGCGAGGTGGCTGTCCTGGCTGCCGATCCCGTAGCGCCGGACCACGCCGACGAACTCCTCGACGTCATGACCTCGGATGGCGATCTTCGGTTTCCCGTCCTTGGTGAACATCGGGGCACCGAAGTCGTCGCGCTTGTGTGCGAGGTGGTAGAGCTCGTGCTCGACCAGGGCGCACCATTCGGCGTCCGAGCACTGGCGTGCGAATTGGCCGTCCAGGGTGATGAGGAACGACGGCACGCGGCCGAACCACTGCGCCATCTGCTGCTCTTGCCGGCCGCGCTGCCACGCGTTGCACCGGAAGGCCACCTCTTCGGCGGTGCCGATGACCGTGCGCATCTTGCTGGTGAAGCCGCCGTCAGCCCACAGGACTGCGAGGTCGGCGTCGATCAGGTGGGCGTGGTCGGGGTTGTGGATCGCCCCACCTTCGGCGAACACCTGCTCGCGGATCCAGATGAGCACCTCTTGGCCCGGCGCGAACCCGACGGATTGGCCGAGCGCGTCGGGCGGCATGGGCCGGCGCAGCTTCAGTGGCGCGGGCGGCTGGCTGCGTGCCACCTCAATCCTGCACGAACCGAAGCCCGCGCCTGGAGATGAGCTCTGCGGCCTTGTCGGCGTCCGGCTCCTGGCCCGCCATCTTGGCGAAGGCGATGAGCGCGAGCAGGTAGGGCTTCACCCACCATGCCAGCTTGATGCGGATGGTGATCTGGGAGGGATTGGCCATGCCATGCTCGACAGTTGTGCGGTGCAGCAGGGGGTTAGACTGGCTCGCCGTTCGGATGCGTGTGGAGCGCGGAGTCCGGCCGGCATTCATCAACCCTGGGGAGAGCGATATGGGAAGACTTCCGCTTGCGGTCGTAACCGCAGCATTGGCTTGGTCATTCGGCGTGTCAGCGGCGACATCGGTGTCTACGGCGCAGTGGGTAGCGACGACCGATCCGGCTGCAGACTTGTGGACGTCGCTTGAGCTGAGCGGTGACTCGGTGGTCGCGCCAGCCGGCCCGGGCTTCGGGGCTGAGGCGACGGACTTCGACATCCGCTGGGGCTACGCGCTTGACTTTGCCGCACTGCCCGGTTGGACGATCACGGGGTACGACGTCGCCTTGAGCGTTGACGCCTACGTCGGGCAGTACAACGGCCAGAAGTACGATGCCGATCCGCCGCCGTTCGTGTCACTGAGCGGGCCGCTTGGCGGTGGAACGTTCGGCTCGAGCTACAGCGGCACGCTGTTGACCCACCTCAGCGGCGCCACGCTTCCCAATGGCTCCATGGAGATATTCGCGCACCCGCAGTCGTTCTGCACGGTGCCGATCGACCAATGCATGGGCGGGATGAGCTTGGGCGTCTACCTGACGGTCAACAGCCTGACGATCACGCCCGACGTGGTGGCGGACATCCCTGAGCCGACGTCGGCATGCCTGTTCGCGCTCGGTCTGGCTGGCTTGGCCGCGCGGCGGCGCTTCAGCGGCCGATAGGCTGGCGCCAGTGCGCCTGGATCTTGCGAGCCCAGTTGATCTCCGGGTGGTACATCATGTAGTCGAAGCAGTTCTGCTCCGTCTGCGCATCGTTGCCAGGCACGACCGTCACGCCGGCCAACTCCGGCGTTGCCGCCCGGAAGGTGTTGGCGATGTCCTTGGCCTTGGAAGCCGTCAGAGCGGTTTGAAACGCCGAGCGCGTGGACGACACGAGTAGGTTCGTTCCACCCGCGAGCACCGTGGAATCGTCGGTGATGTTGAACTCGAAGGTTCGGGTCAACTGCGATTCGGCGCCGACCGTGGTCGCGCCCCACGACGACATGATGCTGTGCTGCATGTCGAACACACCCGGGTAGATCGCGATGACGCCGGTGTCCGTGATGTTCGAAGCACCGACGCCAGTGCGGTTCGTCCCCGACAAATTCGAGGCGTTCAGCAGCAATCCGTTGGAGTAGAGCGAGCCATTGCCGGGGCACTGGAACTCAGGCGCCAAGCTGCGCGGCAGGCCGGGGGTCGCGTCGACCGAGTAGGCCTGCAAGTGGTTGACCATCACCTCGGCGGTGTTGGCCGGCCACGAGTAGCCGGTAGCGTCGTTGCCAGACGGCTTCAGGTGCAGACTCATGGGGTTTCGGAAGTCGACCCGGTTCTCCACGTAGTACGGACCGCCCGTGTACTTCGTGTCGATGCACGACAGCGCGCAGACGTCGTCGTACGTCTTGACGTCGATGCAGCCCTGGTCGAAGTACAGCCCGTGCGAGAAGATGTCCGGCGGATCCGCGTAGACGCCGCTCCAGCCGTTGACGGTCGGGTCGGCCCAAGTCGCGACGAGCGAGACCGCGATCGGGCTTCCCGCGCTCCCTACGTTCTGGGCGGAGCCGCTGAAAGTGAACGTGGTGCTGCTAGTCTTGGCGGTGATCGTTGCTGATGTCACACCGCCACCGGCCACGATGACCTGTCCGGTTGCGACCGCGCCGGCGGAAGTCGACGACACTGTCAGCGTGTTGCCCGACAGGTAACCGTTGATCGAGGCGCCTCCGATGACTGCCGGCGCGCCATTCACGTCCATCTGATACGTGAAGCTCACGTTCGGCGTCAGCGCCGTGATCTGCGAGACGACGTTGTAGCTGCTGGTGACGCCCCCTCCGATGAGGACGTAGCTGCCGACGGCGAGCGCGCCCGTGTTGGGCGTCAGGCACGTCACCGTGCCGCCCGACTGAGTTAGGCTGGTGGTGACGTTCGTGGTGCCGGGATTCCAGACACCAGCCGAGCGCGAGCCCTGCCGGGGCCAGCCACCGTGGATGTCGACCACGTTGTATAGGCGAAGGTGCTTGAGCGGCCCGCCGCAGTAGATGCCGATCGCGTGCGACCCATCCGCCTTGCCGCAGTAGCCCGTGCCGCACTGGTTGAAGACGACGTTGCGCGTGGACAGGATGTCGGGCATCAGGTCGAAGCGAATCGACGCGAACGTGGAGCCGATCGCCGCCACGCCCCCCGTGCCGGCGAACGTGTACGAGAAGTGCGTGGTGTCCACGTACGTGACGACGTACGAACCGTTGTAAGCGGTGGTCGCGCCGGTGGCCCCGTAGACCTGCATCGTGACCGTCTGGCTGGCGTCCGACGCGGCCTTGATGAGCGCGGCGAAGGCGGTCGAGCACGCGGCCGTGGCAGTGGTTCCCGAGGACGTCAGCGTCACCGACGCGCCGTAGGTCTGCGTGCCAGCCGTTTGCACAGTGACGGGCGTTCCGTCCCAGACGCAGCGCTCGAACAGCAGTCCGACGTGCGCGCCGGTGTTCTGGTAGAACGGCGCCTGAGAGATTGCTGTGCCTGCCTTCGTGGTGAAGTTCAGGAACGCCATCGGGGCATTCGTGACGGTGCCGGCCGCCGGGAAGTCGTAGAACAGCGACGTCGCGACCGAGTAGTTCAGCGCGCTGTAATCCAGCGTGACGTTCGTCTTGTTCCACTGCGACGAGTCGGTCATCGCCGCGGGGTTGTACGTCCCGAAGACCGTTGGGTACGTCATCGACGCGCCGCCCAGGTTCTTGACGCTGCCGGTGCCGAAAACCGTTTCGCCGTTGACCGGGATCGTGATCGTCGTCGCGGGAAAGAGCACCCAGTCGCCGATGCCATTGCGCATGAGCGACTGGCAGCCGCTCATCAGGCGGCGCGTGTACGTCGAGTACGTGACGCCGGAGACGGTCAGGTTCGTCGGGCCGGTGTCGCTGCCCGAAGGCGTGTAGAAGATGATGCGTGCGGACGCGCTAGGCAGCAGCATGTATCGACGGGTCGACGGGTCAACCCCGAACCCGAAGATGATGTCGTATCGCGAGAGCTCGTTGCTCGCGAACAGCGCGCGCACGCCTTGCATCAGGCTTCCCAGAGGATCTCGACGTAGCCCGCCGCGCCCGCCGCGCCGGCGACGCTGCCGTAGCCGCCGCCACCACCGCAGCCGTAGGCCGTGGCCGTGGGCGATGCCGCGGCCGTGCTGGTCGATGCAGAGCCGCCCTTGCCGCCCAGGCCGTCGCCGAAGGAGGACGAGCCGCCCGTGCCGCCGCCGCCGTTCGTGGCGTTGCCTGTGCCGCCAGTGACGGTGGACATGCTGTTGCCGCCGGTGGGCGTCGTGGCGCCGCCGGCGAAACTGCCACCGCCCGCGCCGCCCGCGCCGCCGCCGCAGGCGTAGCCCGCGCCGTTGCCGTGGCCCAGGAGGGGCGCGCTGCCAGCCGTGCTGCCCGCACCGCCCGCACCTGCACCGCCCGCACCGCCGCCTGCCAGGCCGCCGGAGCCGGAGCCGCCGTTGCCGCCGTTCGTGGTCGCGCCGGCCGCGCCGCCGTTGCCGCCGGCGTAGGTGCGCGTGCCGATGGTCGTGCTGGACAGCGTCGTGCTGCCGCCGGTACCGCCAACGCCACCGATCGCTCCCGCGGTACCGGCCGCGCCGATCGTCACGGTCACCGTCTCGCCTGGGGTGACAGTGACGTAGTCGCCTTGGCGATTGCCGGCCGAACCGCCGCCGCCGCCGCCACCGCCTGCGGTGGCAAAGCCGCCGCCGCCGCCACCGCCGCCGCCGGTAGCGTTTACCCGCAGTTGGTAGATGCCAGCGGGAACGACGAATGAGTACGGGCCGCCGCCGGTGGCCTGAACGGCGCCGTCCAGGGTGTAGTTGGCCGTCGAGAACGCAGCAAGGTGCTGGCGCCGCGCGGGAGCCGAGACGAGAACCGTCATTGGGAAGTCCTTAGACCGTCGCCGTCACGCCCAACACGCACTCGTACTTCACGCCGCGGCGCTTCACGTAGACGGGGAGGTAACTGGTGGAGGCGCCCGGCGCCGTGGGGGCGGCGCCTTGGATGAAGACGAAGCCGGGAGTCGTGGGAGCACCTGACGACCAGGTCGTCCAGCTGCCAGAGCCGCCACCGCCGATCAGGTTGATCTGCATCTCTTGGCCGTCGGCCATGTTCAGCGGCACGTCCACGACTTGCGTGTTGTCGACCGGTGCGCCCAGCATCACGTTGGGGCCAGCCGAGCGGTCGATGGCAATGTGGACGGCGTTCGAGACGTTGGGGGTGTAGCTCTGCCAGTTCGTCGCGCCGCCGCCGCCCCCACCACCGCAGAGCGTCGAGACAGGGTTTCCGCTGCTGTCGACGGTCAGGATCGACGGGGCACCGGTGGTCGGATCAACCGAGACGGCGGCCTTGGGAGTGATCGTCGAATTGATGTCGACGAAGAATGCGGTCGGGATCGTCATGACTCGGCCTCGATCAGGTGTACTGCGCGTCGAAGAGCGAGTCGGCTGCGCCAATCGTCTTGGTCGGGCCGGTGGACGAGTTGCAGACGACGATGCCGGCGGCGAAGACGCGGCCGATGTCGCCGAAGTTCCACGAGCCAGCCTGACCGGCGGGAACCTTCATCGGTTCGATCGGAACCGCGCCATTGGCGGGCAGAGTGGCCGAGTCGTGCAGCTGGTAGAACTGGTCGGCCGCGCTGTTGTTGAAGACGGTCAGGCTCCACAACTTGCCGGCCGAGGCCTTGACGATGCGCGAGGCTTCGAGCGCCGTGCTCGTGGCATTGGTCGCCGCCGCGAAGCTGACGACGCCGCCACCTCCGCCGCCGCCAGTGGTGGCGACCTTGAGGGCGAACGTGCCGTCACCCTGGTCGACGTAGGTGACGGGGACGCCCAGGTTAGAGGGCAGCACCTCCATACCAACGATCTTGTCTGCCATGGAGGTTCTTTCAGTTCAAGGGTGCCCGCGCCCGCCGCCGCGCCCGGTGGGCGTGCCGCCATTCACGCGGGGAGAAAGTCCCGCGAGTGCTTGTCACCACGTCGCGGGTCTGCCGGTGTTGTTCGCGACCGCCGGCGGCGCGCGCCCTGTGCTCGGAGCCTGTCGGCCGGGATGAGCGAAGTGGGCGGCGGATGAGGAGAATTCAGCCGCGGCGGATGCGCGCGCGGCGAGCCGGTACCTCCAGCGCCACCAGGCCCAGCAGCCGAAGGCAGCAGGCAGGGAGCAGAGCGAGAATCCGGCGCAGGATCACGATGCGAAGATGACCGCCTTCTGCGCGGAATCGGGCACCGACAGGGTGACGGTTGTGACGGCCACGGTGAACGGGTCGGACGGGAGCGAGCTCACGCCGTTCTTGCTCACCGTCAGCGAGACGGTCGCGCCTTCCGGCAGGTCGACGGTCAGCGACGGCGTGGCCGACGAGAACGACGCCGAGAACGCCGAGCCGTCAGCGCTCGTGCCGGCCACGACGAACGACCATTCGGTGTCGGTGGTACCGGCCGGGAAGACGGCGGACGTGATGGGGGTCGACAGGGTCGCGGACATGGCGAGGTCTTTCGGAATAGGTCAGCGCCTGGCGCGCCGGTAGCGGACGGAGCCGGCGAGAAAGCCGACGAGGAACGCGAGGATGTTGATGACGTCCATCGAGCGCTCCGAGGAGAGGTGCCGGTTACGCTTTCCGGCTCCATTGCGGACGTGGCTGGCCCCAGGCTATGACGCCCTCAGGGTTGCGGCTGCTCGCCGCTTCGGTGGCCCTTGCGGGCATGGAGGTAGGGGCTGGCGCTTGAGCGCTGAGTCCGGCAGCTTCGACGCCCCAAGGTGGCCGGAAACGACAAAGCCCACCGCTTGGGTGGGCTTCGTTCGGGAATGCTGCGGCCTGGACTGGCTGCCGGTCTGGCCGGCTTACCCGCAGGCGCTACGGGATCGAATTCACCCAACGGGACGAAACCAAGCTGGGGCGGTTGGGATGCTAGCGCGAGAAGAAGGATCGCGCAACCATGGCGCGCGGCGGGATGCGGCAGCACATCTTCATCAAATTTTCCTTCCAGCCTTGGCGGCCGGCTCCAACCGATTCTCGGATGCGCCGCAAGCCTGCATTGTTGGCGCGCTTTCGCCTTGGAACTGCCCTCCACCTCCACCCGGATCTCCAGAAGGGGATCCGCGATCTCGGTTTCACCCGTCCCACACCCATCCAGAGCGAAGCGATTCCTGCCGCCATGGGCGGCCGGGACCTGCTGGCGTGCGCGCAGACCGGCAGCGGCAAGACCGCCGCATTTCTGCTGCCAATCCTGCACCGGCTGCTGGAACGGCCGCGGCGGACGACCCGCGCGCTGGTCCTCACGCCCACCCGTGAGCTCGCGGCGCAGATCCTCGAAGACTTCAACGCGCTGTCGACCCATACACCGCTCACCGGCGCGGCCGTGTTCGGCGGCATAAGCATGGGGCCGCAGGAGCACGCGTTCCGAGCCGGCGTCGACGTGCTGGTCGCAACGCCCGGACGCCTGCTCGATCACATGACGCGCGCCTACGCGAAGCTCGGGGGTCTCGAGTTTCTCGTGCTCGACGAAGCGGACCGGATGCTCGACATGGGCTTCCTGCCCGAC